ATGCTGGCGAGTATGGTGGTGATCTGGCTGGCCTCCATTTCCTCACCGGCAGTAGCCTTGTCCCACGCCAGCTTTTCGTTCGCGCTGAGTGTGGCACCGAACATCTGATTCCGAGCCAGGATGTTGAAGTCCATCTGGAACTCGCGCCACCACTCGGCTGCGGCCTTGTCCTCCTTGCTGGCGAGCATGGGCAGCGTGCGGACCAGGAAGTTGGCCGCAGTACGACCGCCCGGAATAGCCTTCCGTGCATACTCGTCTTTGAAGCCATCCTTCAGGTTCACAATCTTGTCTCGCTCCAGCTTCTTGCCGGACAGCTCCTTGATGGCCGTCATGGACATGGGCTTGGGGACAGCGCCCGTCCGCCCAGCCTTGAGCATGGCGGCCCGAGCACGAACGGCAGCGGCATCGGCCATCTTCTTATTGTAGGCTGCCCGCTCCTTGTCACGCTCGCCAGTCAGCCGCAGTATCTCATTCTGATACCGGCCCTGCTGGTCGGCCAGACCCTGCTGGCGCTTGTCGTCTATGTCCGACTGGCGAATCCCCTGTAGGTCCTCGGCGTACTTGTCAGTCTGCTTCGTCAGCCCCTGCCCAAAAGGTGAGAGAACTCGGTCGCCCGTAAGCTGGCCGAGCTCTCCCAAACTGCGACGATTGCGAAGCTGCTCAACAATGGCGGGAAGCTGCGCCTGATTTGGCGCACCGCTGATGAGGTACTGGTAGAGGTCGTCCATTAGCGATCCGTAGACTCCGGAATGGCGAAGGTCTCCACGCCGCTCGGCTGTAGGCCAGGAGGGGACATGGCTGGCAACCCTCGGCGGCCACGCAGGAGCTCAGCATAGATGCTGCGAGCGTTGGTCTGCTTGCCCACCGTGTCCATGTATCGCTGGTCCGCCTTCTTCATGCCCTTGTGACCCTGATATCGCTCGTACCCTGCGGCCAGAGCACCCAGAGGATCTGCCACATAGACTCGGCCAGCCATCCCACCCTTGGGGATGGGTGCGTTGCGCATGAGTTCAGCCTGTTCGCGCTGCTTCATGATGAGCTGTTGCTCTTCGCTGAGGCCACCAAGCTCCATGAGGAGCTTAAGCTCGTCAGGGGATAGGTTCTCTTCCGAGAGTACGTCCACTTAACCTCCCATCATGAAGGCGCTGCCCAGATTGGTCAGCCCACCAAAGAAGTTGCCGATGCCCGCGTTCTTCGCGTTGGCCGCATCCAGTGCCGCGCCATACTGATTCTGAGCAGCGCCCGTGTAGTCCACCCCGCTAGACTTGCTGGCTGTGTTGAACCCCGGCATGGATGGCATCCCCACCTGCTGCCCGGATATGATGGCATTGATCTCGTTCAGCGAGAAGCCACGCCGGTTCATCTCCTCGGCGATCTGCTGCTGCCTCTGCTGCGTCTGGTAGTTGGCGTTCTGCAGACCCTGCTGGTACTGCTGACCCCCCATGCCGAACGCCTGACCTGCCGCCTGATTCGCAAAGCTACCCTGCGTTCCCCGCTCCCCAAACTGCTGAGCTCGGGCACCGCTGTCCATGCCGAACATGCGCTGCGCCTCGTTGCCTGCACCGGCAGTCGCACCGAAGCTGGCCTGCTGGCGGGCGTCGGACTGATTCTGCTGGGTCATCTGGGCAGCGCGGTCGTAGGCCTCGTCGCCGGGCTTCAAGCCCTGATTGCGTAGCCGGGTGAGCTCCTGCTCTGCCTGCTGCTGCATCCGGGGTTCGGCTCGGTTGGCCCACTGGTTGTAGAGCGCGTCGCCTCCCTGCTGGTAGTACTTCTGGCTAGAGTCAATACCCTGTAGCCCCTCCGTACTGATGCCCCGCTGGAGGTTCTCCTGACCCTGTACGCCCGGAGCTTGGCCAGCTTCCTGGAAGCCGCCCCAGTCCATAGCACTGCCGAACTCCTGCTGGGCTCGGGGGAACAGGCTGCCTGCGAGGTCGTTGCGACCGGACTGCAAGGCGAGCTGACTGTCCAGCGCGTGCTGCGCGTTGGGATCCAACGTGGTGGTCTGGGTCCACTTGTTGAGTGTCTGACCAGTTACAGGGTCGTAGGTCGGGGTGTTGCCCCAAGTCTGGCTGCCGAACGGCGTTATCTGGTCGGGCCGATTGGCCCACGTTTGCTGCTCGGTGACTTCTTTATTAGACTCGCCGGTAGCCTCAGCCGCCGCCGTGTAGTCTGGTGCTTTTGGAGCTGACTTACCCATTTGCCATCCTCAGTGAACGGCTGGTGGGCCTCGTAGCTCCAGCAGCGCCGAGTGTACCACGGTCAGCCAACCATTTGCAATCATTTTTATGCATCGTGTGCATCACTAAATCAACTCCTTCGTCCCAACCACCTACGAATCTGTACGCTTCAACAAATCCGGCTCGGGTGGCGATGCTGATAGACTCTTCATTATCACTCGGTATGACTCCCACAACAATCGTTCGCCCACACTGGCTGAAAGGATAGCCGAATGCTTCGCGCAACACTCGTCGGGTGAAATACTTCGGATCACCAATCCAGAAGTGCATCTGCACAGAGGACATTGTCCAGTTATCATACGCGATAACCACCTTGACGTCGTTATTGTCCACCACCTTGATGCCGCGAGCGTGGGTGGTGGGAGCGTACTGGATCCTGCGCCCAAAGAGTTCAAGATCCTCTCGGGTACAGGGCAGGATCACAAGAGTCCGCCTGTGTCGGCCATTATGTCAAACTTGACGAGGATAGTTTTTCCAGCAGAGTTTCCATTGAGTCCCACGCTAAGTACTCGTCCCATTCCTGTACCACCGACGACGGACTCCACTTCGGTAAACTCTCCCGACCAGAGACCGGCGTCCCATAGAGCTGCGTCCCATAGAGCTCCGACAATAAGACTGGCGCTGAAGGGAGGTGCCAGAGCTTCGCTAAGGTTATAGTCATACCGTGCCTCCACAGCATACATCGGAGCCTCCTCGGCGAGGAAGATAGGACGTATGAATTGAATACGCTTGTAGTTGACGTCGTTGCCGTGCCCTTGGAAGGACATCAGCACGGACCACTCAATAGCTACCCCGTTCAGGCCAGCGAGATCTGTACCATCCACGTTGTCACTGTGGAGGTAGACGTTGCCCTCATCGTCAGCGAAATAGAACTGGGCCTGCCATGTGTCGCCCGTGTAGTAGGGCATGTCCCGGTAGATGCCCCACCCTGGAGTGTTCAGGCTGTAGGCGAACTGGAACCACGGGTAGCCGACCTGTTTCGGGGTCGTGATGACAATCAAGTTCTCGCTCGGAATCAGACGAACTTCCCACCCGAGCTGCGTCCTACTCACATTCATGGTAGAGTTGATGATGGGTGTGATCTTAGAGGACAGATACACCTCGTTCTGCTGGGTCAACGTACCACTGAGGAGCTTGGTCATGGGCAGGAGCCCGTAGGCGCTCAGGAGATAGAGCTCTCCGGAGAACGACCCGGCAATACGACGACCAGCCGGGGGAGGCCCAATGTACCAGAGCCCATGCTGGAACCAGTCTGTCGCGGTGGCGGGATCGCTACCCTTGTAGACGATGACGTCACCACCGGAACTGATCGCAACGAGGTAATCGTCCACCCCCTCCCCGCCATCCACCGTCCAACTATATAGCGCGACAAGTTGACCTCCGTGCTTGAATTTGTTGCCGAAGTTGAACTTGGTAGCCGCTCCATAGATGCTACCTGCTGCCAGATACCATGCGTTGCCGGTGTCTTTCTCGACAAACCACACCCGGTTCTTGAATATGGTTACGAAGCAGAAGGTGGCTGGATTAACGCCTGATATGTCCGTGCCTCCACCGCCCATCGCCACCTTCAGCCATGTGTCGGTGGCTCGGGTGTAGGTGTAGTATCCGTTGGATTCGTCAGTGTAGAGCATGAAGTATGCTCCTGCGTCATTGACGAAGTTGGTGAAGACCCCTTGGCCGGACGTGCTGTCAATCGTTCCAAAAGCGGTGTCCACAGCGGGGCTTGCTCCGCCGCTTGTAATATCATAGAGGCCGTCATCAGCAGCGACCCAGAGCTTGTCGTCTCCTGTAACTGCCCCTGTGAAAGGGAGGATCGTACGGACTGCGCTACCGACTCCCGTGGCCCACTCCGCATATCCAGTACGAACTCGCGTCCCGTATTCGCTGGGGACCATGTTGTAGAGGAAGATCGCATCTTTGGGTGCCATCTCCGTGAGGCCGTCCACACGGTTGATGCCTCCTTGTGGGGCGGGTAGAGGGATTGCCTTGGTGAGCTGCTGGGTCGGTCGGAGCAGCCCTGTCCGCCCAAGGCCGAGCATTACGGCAGACCGTAGTTGGTTTCAGGAACGTTGCGCCAGCCCAGATACGGGAACACGCGGACCCGTGCCATGTTCAGGGTAGCGGCTGAGGTATCCTTACCTGTCCACTGAGAGAATGCGTTGGCGAACTGCTGGACCGCTGCGCCCGTGTCAAAGCCCTTGGCCTCCAGGAAGCGCAGCTTCAGGAGCTTCTGAATCAGAATAGGCTCAAAGAGCACCACCTCGTCAAAGGCGGTGACTTCGTCCGCTGCGAGCACGGTCGGTGCCAGCGCGGTCGCCACCCAGTAGCGGCTCATGTACTCAAAGGTAATGAGCTGGGCGTCCGGAGGAGGCTGCGGTAGAATCTGGAACTGGCCATCAGCCTGCTTGAAGCTGATGTAGATGGTGCTGCTGGCGAGGTTGGTACTGACGAGGTAGGCCCAGTCCTGCTCGGAAAGTGGGCCACCGAGCGGCAGCCCATTTCCACCCGACACCGGGTTCCAGCCAGTCTGGTCGATTATCCAACCGAAGTCATCAGGCAAGTCGTAGTTTCCGGTGTCTGGCGGAACTGCTGTCGTGATGCTGTGGGTTTGGACGAATCGTTGCCATTGGTGAGACCCGAGGAGTTCTCTGCCAGAAGACGTAAGGAGGTACTTCAGCTGCACGAACGCAGGGTCGGTACTGGCAAAGGGGTCGGCTACGGGTACGAGGCCAACCTCCGCCGCTACCTGATTGATGATGTCCCCTGCGGTTGCGTAGCGAGGCATTACTTCTCCTTAGGAGCCTTCTCGAACTTGGCGGCCAGTTCGCTGACCTGCCGCTGTAGAGCCTCAATGGTACTGTCGCGCTGCTCGAGCTCTGCCTGCATTTTCACAAGCGGGGCCTGACCTGCGGCAGCCAAGAGGAAGTCGTTAGCTCGTTTCTTCAGACCCAGGAGCCCAGGAAACTTCGGAGCCAAGTTTTCAGTGACCGAAGCCAAGTGCTCAACTGTGCGAACATTGAAATACTCCAATTCTTTGACCTGTGATGCATTCATCCAAGTCAGCAGGCCGAGTGGAGTGCCTGAGTCAGCCTCCGCCTGTTTGTTCTTGAATGCCGCGTACTGCTTGGGGAAGCGATCAATGTCCCGCTGCATGGCCGGACGATGAACTATTGACTCCTTGTCCCCGGGAACCATAATCATCACATACTCGCGATCCTTGAAGATTGGACGGCCTGCCTCAAGGCTGGCTGCCTGATCCGGGTGCGGGTGATAATTGAACATGGCCAGCAGACGCTTGTCCGCTTCGCTTTCGCTCTGGAATGCCCCAGAGGTCATTTCCATTGTTGCTTCTTGAAACATTGTAGCTCCTGGTTAAGACGGTATCAGTTGAACCGCGTTGGTCGAGCTTAACAGTTCAATGGCAGGAATAGCAACACTGGGGCGCGAACCGAGCAGGGTCAGCAGTCCCGCGACTGCGGTAATTTCGGCCGTGGTGGTTCCGCCACCAATTTCGGTAGCGATGGCGGCAGCGTCTGCCAGAATGCCAGCGCCAAGAGCGGTGAGTGTCTGAGCCATGATAGTCTCCTATAGATCGGGGAAGGGTAGAGTGGGCGGGGTGAAGTTAGCAGTATACCGACTCACCCCCTTAGTGATTCGGAATTCATCAAAATATCCGCGCCATGGATCACCGTTGGTCCAGAGGCCAATTTTCTGGACAGCACTGGCCGTTTCACGAATAGCCGCCGCGCTACCTCCATTGGACCCCTGCTGGACGCCCCCCATGAATAGGCGGAAGGTGCCGGAGGTGCGTGTCCAAGCGACATGGGTCCAGGTATCTATTGGGAAGTTCGTGCTGCCGGTAACAGACCCGATGGTAGCGCCTGCTCCATTCACAGCCGCAGCATGTAGGAACCGAGTGCCTGCCTCGTCGAAGTAGCACCAAGAGTCACTGGTGGAGTTGATCTGTCCCTTAGAGAACAGCGTGTAGCGACTGCCGATACCGACCACGGCAGTAGGAAGATAGAACCAGCCTTCAACCGTGAAGTCTCCAGTGCCGAAGTTGTAGTCACCATTGTTGGCGATGGACACCATCGCGCCACTGGTCCACTTCATCCCTGTAGCGCCGAACTTCGCGGCTGATGTGTCAAGTGCAGAGCCTGCATTTACAGTGACAGCGTGACCCTTGACGTCTGTCGTGGTCGTAGCACCTTGCAGTCCATCCATATGGAGTAGAGCGGTGACGCTAGAGAAGAATGGATCCGTCGGGGCAGAGGTGGCATCCGTGCAGCTCAGCGCTCCGGTGGCCGTCAGTGGGTTGCCGTTCACGTAGTTGGTGCTGGCAGACTCCGAGCAGACAAGCTGCCCCAGAGTGGACACGCGCAGACCCCCCACCCACACATCAGTCCCAGCCAGCGTGGTTGTGATGTAGATGGCCCCACCCGCGCTCTGGCGAATTCCCGCGTTGTAGTAGTTCCCGGCAGGTACGTCCGTGTCCAGCGCCAGCGACCCATTCGTAAGGAAGCCAAACCCCTGATTGTAGAAGTTGGCAGTCTGTCCAGCCGTGCAGGTCGTGTAGATCTGCCCACTGGTCACAGTCATGCCAGGAACTAGCACAGCTTCACCAACCAAGCCGGTGACGGGTGCAGGTTGAATGGCAGACGCTGGACCTTGTCGCCCCACAACTCCACGAACAACAGGTGCCACTCGTGCTCCGGCCGTGCGCTCGGGTGCAGGTTGGCTCCGTTGTACCAGGATGGGAAGTCAGCCGCTGAAATAATGATGTAACTCTTCGCAATACGCTCCAACTCCAACAGAGCCGGTGTGACGTCATCTGGTACAAGGTGCTCTAGGACCTCGATGCAAGACACAACGTCGTAGTACTTGTCAGGGATGGATAGGTTCGGTAGAACTCCGTACCCCACGCGCTCATTGGTGAGTATGCCGACCGTCTCAGTTCCGCTGACGACCTCAAAGTCGAACTTGTCCGCAAGCGCCAGAGATTCTCCTCGCCCGCAGGAAACGTCGAGGTAACGAAGACCTTTCGTAGGAATTCCTCGAAAGACCTTTTCCAGTCCTCTGAGTCGGATGTCCGTGCAATGGTAGTCTGGATCGTCTTCATAGATTTTGGTGTACCTTGCCAATTCTTCTTCCCTGGTCGTGGTGCAAGTGGGAACGTGCATGGCAGCGTTCACATAGTCGTACAGCAAACCCTCCCCCACGGCGTGGATTGCCAGACCCGAAAACCACTCATGCAGCAGCCGGTTCCAAGGGAGGAACTCCTGCACCTGAGCCGCCATCGTAGGCGTGGTGACATACCACTTCCCATCAAACTCCACCTTGAACATGGCCGAGCCTACGTTCTGGGGCTGATCCAGCATGTGGCTCTGATCGCCCTTGGCGCTACTGTCGTAGCCTATGAGTATCATCGTGCGATACCCCAGAACTGCACCCATGCCCATCGCACAGAGGCCCACAGTCCCGGCAGGACAGTTCATGAACGTACCCTGCTCGCCACCGAACACGACCTGACTGGTCTCGGTCATCAGGTGGTAGGTGGTCACGTCAAAGCCTTGCAGGGCCTCAAACACGTCCGGGTGGACCTGCGCCGCGAGTAAGAACTTGGTCTTCTCATGTGCGCGGGCCACGAACGGCACGTTGAACGCTCGTGCATCCAACTGCATGTAATACTCGGGGATGTGGCCAATTCCCCGTAGAGCGTTGTACGCTCCGTTTAGGGCCATGAGATCGTAACCGGGCTTGATGCCCTTCAACGCCTCCCAAGCTGAAGGACCGGACCCGCAAATAACGAGCGGTCGGTCCTTTAGATTGGTCTCAACGTCCAGCCATTTCGTTCCGGGGCGGTACTTCGTAGCCTTGAGGTTGGAGATTATCTCTCCATCAGCCGTGTTACACGTCTGTTCGACCTCGAGCCGGAGTAGTTCTTCTGCTGCCGCCACTCTGCCTCCAAGAAACCCCCGGCCTTGCGACCGGGGGCTGATCGCTTAGATCGCGATATTAACGCCAATTGGAGCCAGCTGGCTCGCGTATACCGTGCGGATGGTATTCGTGGTGATTGCGCCAGCCGAGGTGCTGGACGAAGCAATTGCCGTGATTACCGCCTGGAAGGTGATGGCCGAGGCTGTTGAAGCCGTGCCAAGCCGTCCAGCCACAGTGGTCGTACGCAGGAACTTTGCGGCCGATGCACCTGCGGTGACACGATGGGAGAACCCAGTGCCGCCGATGCGAGCCCAGAAGTAATCATGCGCTGCGATGACTGCGAGGGGGGCAAACCCCAGTCCCAGTCCAGCCAGAGCCTGAGCCGTAGTCATCAGTTTGGCCCGGAAAGTCGCCAAGATGGCATAGGCGTTCGGGGCGCGGGCAGAGGCCATTGCCCCTGAAGCGCTCGAGGCCTGAACCAGCATGTAGCGGGATCCGTCCTGTGCTGTGATGACCGTGCCCAACCGCATCGGAGCTCCGTAGCCCGTGCCGTAGACACCGTCGATTGCTGCGCCCGCGACCACTGAATCCACGTTTGGACCAATGACGCCGCCGACAACTGCTGCTTGGGTCATGATCTATCCTCCTCTTAGTTGTTGTCCAGGCGACCCTGGAACTGCGCACCAGAGGTGGTCAGATTCCCGGCCCATGCGATGATCTGCACTTCCGCGTCCTGGTTGATCGCATAACGCTTGTTCGGCGAGAGCGGGACCATGTTGCGGGCCGAATGCGGACGCCACCGGATGTACTTCGTGTTCAGCATGAACAGAGTACCGGTCGGGCAGAATCCACCAATGCCGCCGTCCAGCACATAGTCAGCGTCCATGTACTTGATTGACGGGAAGCCGAGGCTCGCCGTATCAGTACTGGTGAAACGCTGGATGGCCTGGAGTGACGCCATGTAGAGCGCCCATACGGTGCTGTCGCTTACGAGCAGGTCGGGGCGATCCGTACCACGCACGAGCTGAGCCCACAGCGTATTCAGGGCACCCTGAATAGTCGCGGCGGTCAGGCCCGAGGTGTTGTTGATCTTCGACTGCCAGAAGGTCCAGGTGGCACGATTGATGCCGCCGTAGGTTCCTGTGGTCGGGGTGACCGGAACGGCAGCGTTCAGGCCAGTGACTTCCTTACCGCCCGATCCCGTGCCGTCGGCATAGACGCCGCCAGCGAGCAGGTTGGCAAGTGAGGATTCAGCGACATCCATGCGACCGTCAATGAGGTCGATGATGCGCTCTTTGCCAGCGTTCTGGAGCATTTCCAGACCACTGACGACCACCGGGACGGCGGCCTGTTTGATGCTGAACTGAGCGGCGCTCAGTACATCCTGGGCTGCAACTGGGAGCAGGTCGTACCCGCTGTAGTATCCCGCGTTGCCGTTCTCTGCGAAGCTCAGCTCTTCGAAGATAACCGTGCCACCTGAAAATGGCTTGATGTTACCCTTCTGCTTGAGCCGTGCCAGCAGAGCGTTATTTTTTGTGACGTTATCCGCGAGCTCACCCGTGCGGGATTCGATCGTGGTAGCCACCATGTCAGTGACATTTGGAAATGCCAAGAGAGTATCCTCCTAAGTTGTGTGTGAAAGCATTATCAGCTTTGCAACTTGGGGAGCTCTCCGCGAAGGGTGGGAGTTCCTAGTTATCAGCCGACGGGAGTGTAACACAGTCAAATCCGAATATGCAAGCATTTTTTATGCGTCATCCCAGAGCTGTTCCAGCATCTCGCGGCGGGTCTTGGCTTGGGGCTTCGCGCCCATGTTGGACCCCTGCGGTGCTCCATTTACCGTGCTCGCAGCCTTGCGCGCTCGGGCCAGAGTAGCGCCCGCTTCGCTCAGGGGGTTGGCCTTCTTCCGCTGCGCGATAATTCCACTGATCTCCGGATTCGCAGCCACAGCTCGCTTGTAGGCGTCCTGTAGGGTGATCACCTTACCCCGGTTCGCAGCCACTTCCATGAGGTCAGCAATGTCCTCACGTAGGTCCTCGAAGAAGGGCTGAGACTCCATGGCCTGGATTTCCTGGGCGGCTTCCTGCGCCATGCGCTGCTGATGCTGAGCCCGGCTCTCCTGTACGGTATTCATGAAGTCAAACATGGGGCGAGCCCACTGGGGCGGAGCCTCGGGCTGCTGGTTCGGTATGCGCACTCTGCCATCCTGCACCACACCACTGAGCACCTTGTCCAGCGTGGCGATGTCAATGCCGTAGTTGCCGATAATCTCAGCCACCACGCGAGCGCGGTCCTCCGGGTTGCCACTGGACAGACGTCCTGCGGTCGCCATGAGGTTCTGCACAGCTCGTAGCGGGGTGCTATTCTGCTGCGCAATCAGCTGCGAGTAGGGCTGCACGATTTCAGCGAAGTCAGCCGCGAACTTGCGCACCTGATCCGTCTGAGTCAGAGTTTGCTGGATCTGGGTCTCTCGGCGGTTGATCTCGGCTCGCACATCTGGGTCCAGCTTACCCCACTTCTCTCGTTGGGCTGGCTTCCAAGCCACTGGGGGTTTATCGGACCCAGAGAGTCTCTGTTCCGGCTTTTCCCGCTCGTCCGCAGCTTTCTTTTCAGTGCGGTAGGCATCTTCGACTTTAGGCTCCTGAGCCTCTTTAGCTCCAGTATCACCGGACGCTTCTTCATCCTTTACCTCCGTCTCGACAACCTCTTCGGCTTTGACCTCTATCGGCTCTTTCTCCTCGGTCTCAGCCTTTTCTGCATCGTCCCAAGCCTTTTCAAGTAATTCGCGTCGCGCCGGGTCGCCCATTATCGTCTCCTACTGTGTTTGTCGTAAGCATATTTGAGTGCCTCTATTCTTCGTTCACGATCGTAGCCTGCCCCCGGAGTGTAGAACTGCTCGCGCTCTTTCTTCTTTTGAGCCCACTCGTTCGTATAGTCGGCAGCGTTGGTCACTCCGTGGCGTTTATCGTGGTCGCGCAGGGCCTTACGACCGGTAATCACCTTGCCGTCCACGGGGGACACAAAAGGGGCAAGGTCCGGCATGATTACGCTGCCTCGTGCGGGGCGGAGTCCGTAAGGTAGCTCCACCCACTTCCCAGTTACATCATCGTATCGCTTTCTAGCCATCTGCTTTTCCGTTGGTTGCGGGTTTGATCTTGGCCTGCTCTTTCTGCACAGCCAGCTCGTGCTCGCGCTCGGCCGTGTTGAACTCGAACTGGGCCTGCTGCTCCTGATTTGCGGCCTCGGCCTCCACCTGTGCAGTCTGCACCTTGATGCCGAGCTCGGCCTGCTTCATCTGGATCTCCATCTGGAACTTCTGCTGCATGAACTGGAGCTCCATCTTCAGCTTTTCCATCTCAAGCTGGAACTTCTGCTGGTCACGCTGCATTTCAGCCTGAATCTTCTGCTGCTGCATCTGCATTTCCATCTGCTGCGACTGCTGCTCCATCTGCATTTCCATCTTCATCTTTTCCATCTCGGCCTTGGCCTTCATCTCGGCAGGGTCCGGTTTGGGCGGCGGCGGATTCTTCCGCATCTTCTCCATCTCAGAGTCTATGACCCCCTCGATCTCAGAGCTTCCACGGAACCCGGCGAGGCCCCACTTCATAAGCTGGATGAGCATGTCCTTAGAACCCGGCTCCAACTCGAGGATGGGCGCAGACGACTGCAAGAACGTGGCCATCCCGTTGATGTACTCGACCCGGTCCTGCTTGAGCTGCGCATAGTCCGCGATGGCGAGTGTCTCAGGCCGCACGGTAATCTTCCAGCGGGCTCGCAGTGGGTCTTTGATGAGTGCCACGGCTTGCTCAGCGAACTGGGCGTCCGGGGTGGACATGATGTTAGACTGTTCAAGAATAGACTGCGGCTGATAGTGTTTAGCGATAATCTCAGCCTTGATAGACTGAAGGTCGCCAACCCAGCGAGCAAACTCATTCTGAAGAGCCTCGATGCGGATCGAGCCATAGTTCGCCTCCAACTTGCGCTGTGTGGCGGAAACCCGCTCGCTTCCGGCCTGTGCCGCGCCCCGCATGATGTCGTTCATGCCCGTAACCTGATAAAGCTGCTGAATTTTGTTATTCTGCTTCTCAGTCAGCACCGCGATGACTTCTGCGATCTCTTTGATCGGCACCCAGTCAATTGCACCCTCAATTCCGCCTTTTTCGGCCATTGAAGCCCAATTGTCTACCGCGATGAGGTCATTTTCCACCCCTTCGGTGAAAATACGCTTGATTCCTTCGTTGGACTTATCGTAGATACCCACAACTTTGCAGGCTCGTGTGAGCATTGAGATTCGGGTCTCAAGCTCGTCAATTTCGCGATACAAATCCGCCGCCAGAGCATAGTCTGGCTTGGGGAGGTAACGCATGGTCGTAATGTTGCTGACGAGCGGCGGCGGCTCCGGGAAGAACCCCTCGAGCTCCAGCGGGTCGTCAACATGGTCCAGAATCTTATCATAGCATTTGGTCCACCAGTATACGCACTTGTGATCCTTGTCCCAAATCTCCCAGATTTCAACTTGGTTGACTTCTTTCTCATCTTCCGCCAGTTTGGGGAAGATTGGGCCTTTTGAGCTGAAGGTAATCTTGTCCAGCGGGATTTTCGGGAACCGCTTCTTGAACTTCTCCTTCGTAAGGTAGCTTCGGTAGGCTTTCCACCAGATTTCGGGGTGGGTACGGGCCGGAGACCAGAGTACGTCGCGCCAGTGGGTGTAGACGGTGTCCGTCCACTCCTGTGCGACACTGGTTTCACTCACTTCAGGGGCCAATTCCTCCTGATTTGGGCCGTACTTGGCCGGAGTGACGTTGGTTTCCTCGAAAATCTGGTACTGGAGCCGAGCGGTACCCAGACCGACGATCAAACGGTCTTGTATGCCGTTGCGAAACACACTGGCAATGTCCTCGCCAGCAGCTTCGATGTCTGTGTTCAGGATTCTTGTAAGTATTTCGCTTGCCACACGAGCCACATCGTCGTCTGGGTCCGCAAAACGCCGGTCGACCTCCACTTTGGGGACGCGACCGTACAGCATGGACATCAAAGTGATGATGTTGCTGTAGAATAGATTCAATTTCGTGGCGGTTTCGCCAAATTCGTCATCTTGGGCCGTGCGGTCGTCCAAGAAAGCCTTGGTGACCTTATCGCCCATCTTGTGGAAGCGCCGAAACCACTTTTGGGAGGTGTCAAGCTCATTCTGCCACTTCTTATACAGGTCGTTTTCTTCGCTCACAGTCTTCCCCTATTGAGTCGGAGCCGCTGTTCGCGGTCCCGGAACAAAACTTCAAGTTGTATGCGTGGTGATGGCACCACGATCTTGGGCTTTTCGTCATCGTCCAGCATTATGCCATGAGCGACGAGCGACATGTAGCGGAATGCGTCCGCCCCGTGGCTTGACCAGTCGTGGTATGGCTGGTCGGAGAACACCTTTTTGTCATCGTCGAACTGACGACGGTAGGCGCGTAGACACTCTACGCCTTGCGCGGTGCTCTCGTGAAAATGGCACATGGGGAGCACTTTACGCGCTGCCGATATGCCATCCATGATGTCCAATTTCGCCACAATTCTTATGGGGAATTGGGCCTGTAGAAACTGCTCCACAGTTGAACGGCCAGTTTGCAGACTTTTCGTACGGGCGTCATGAGGAAGCCATACAGTTTTGAACCGATAGCCCGTGCCAGCAAGATACTCAAAGTAGTGACTGAGAGGTTGGCTGTGGGCTTCGTAGTACCGGATGATGGCAATACCTCCAGGACGACGTTGCCAGAACCATGCAGCCGTAGAGTCTGTGAATCCCAAGTCAAATGCAACTTCGACGGGTTGGTCCGGGTCGTAGAAAGCTTTGTCACTGTAGATTTGTCCATTGCCTTCCAATGTGCTGATCATTTTCATGTAGTAGGTGCCCTTGACCGTGGCGTCAGGGTTGCACCGGAATTCCTGCTCCCACTGTTCATCGTCCATTTCGGCCTTCTGCAAGGCTTTTTCGGACTCCGTCAGTAGGTTGGAGTTGTCGATACTCAGTAGGAAATTGAACCAGTTACGGACGTAATCGTCGGCATTTACTTCAGGGCGGAGGTCAAGGCCCTGAGCATTTCGCCACACTCTATAAAAGTGGTTACGTCCTTTAAACGTTCCAATGAATGCGGCCCATCCGTGCCTATCAGCGAGAGTAGGTAGGAGCACTGTTCCCCAGATAGAGGGAGACATGTCCCCGTACTCGTCAAGAATGACCCCATCAAAATATTGCCCACGGAATCCATCCGGATTGTCAGCTCCGTAAATGCTGATTTCTGCATCGTTGTGCCTCAGGATGACGGACAGCTCTGATTCCGACGGCTTTTTCTTCTCAAGTCCGGCGGTGTACTCCTTCAGGTACTCCCAAGCGATTTTCTTAGCTTGCTTGAGCAGGGGACCAATGTATGCGTAGCGAGGTCGTTTCTTCTTAGAGTAAATGGCTCTGGTAATCAATTCATTCACACAGGCAACCGTCTTACCTGCGCGGCGATGTGCCACCATCACCGCGAACCGGGTGGTGCGTTGGTGAAAGGGAAGGAACGGTTCACGTACTTCGTACGGGACCCGCACCGTTCCTTGGGGAAGCTCATTCACGGGCAATTCGCTTCATGTGCTCAGGCAGGTCGTCTAAGGGGCTCGGCGGCAGGGCGGGCAGAATGTGGTGCTCGATCTTACCCATCACATCCAGCATATTAGACTGAGGTATGGTCTTACCCCAGAGCTTGTAGAATTCAGTCGGATTCACGTGCGCCCACATAGCGAGGCGGGGGACTCCACCTATCAGTTCAAACGCCTCATCCAAAGCATGGAGGACCCGCTGCCGATCGAAGGGTCGCTTGGGAAGGCGAAGAAGCGACTTACCTCCGCTGACAGCTTCGGCGAAGACTTCCCCCATCTCCCCGAACTCCTCCTTACTCACGAACTGAGTCAAGGCGGGATCGTCTGGGAGGGAGTCCATGGGCATCGGAGCCTACCACATTCACGCTAGTAAGAGCAAGGGGGATATGCCACAATATGCAAGGTGCGCGTGCATCGCAAGGGGAGTAGTGTGATGGATGTAGAATGCTTGGAGTGCAAGAAGCCCTTCAAGACCAAAGGCGTTATTGAAGCGCCCGACCCCAAGGGGAATACAGAGCGGGTACAGGTTGACCACGGCATGATGCCGGGAGGTTTTACCTGTTGTCCGCACTGTTTTGGTCTGATGGTTGTAACGCCGGAAAAGACATGGAAAAGCCTCACGACTGATGAGTTTACCATGCTCGCCCCGGATCTGCGGCGAATGTTGCAGAAAATTCAGGACTACCTGAAGGGCCGCACTGACGGATTTAAGGAATTCCGTAGCGGCAAGCTGAGCATGTTTGAGCACACTGGCGACGCCCCCAACCCCGCGCAGCAGAAGGCTGCGGCGAGTTTCGTGGCGGCCAAGGTGATCAGCAAGCTCATTGAAAATACTGACGATGATGACGAATTCGCAAGCAAGGCGCTCAAGGCGCTGAGCAGCATCGTTGAGGAAAACAGTGAACATCAGGACACCTTTGAGGAGAAGGTGGCCGCGCTCGTGAGTAGCGGCTTTGTCATGATGGCCATTACCTGCCGGGGCGATCGCGAGGAGGCACTGGCAGTCTGCGAGAAGCTGCTGAAAAAGACGGAAGAGGATGCCAAAGAAGCTGATGTGCATGTACTGGACGTAGGGGACCAAATTCCAAATGAAAAGCCTAACTGACAGCGAGCTGCGGGCCATGACCCGTGGCATTGAGGCGGCGCTCAAGGCGACTGACCGCCCCGGAATGTTTGTGTTGATATTTGCTGAGGAGGAGACCGGCAGCGGGAAGTACACCAGCGGTCTGATGACCAACGTGTCGCCCGAGGACGTTACAGCCATCCTCAAGGCAGCAAACATGAGTAACGTAGACGGCAGCGACTTCCGTGAGGTCGCGGGGAGGTACGATGGGTGAACCCAAGCAAATTGACCTGAATAAGCTCACTCCCGAGGAGCTTATGAACATGCTGTTCGTCATGGCGGTGGACGTGCTGCGCATGGCGGGCGGAAGCGGCCGATTCATCATGCTTAGTGAGGGTACGAATAAGGGAAAGCGGGGGTGGCAGATGTCCACCAATGTGACGGAGGAGGGCAAGGCCGAGGAGATCATAACGAAGCTGCTGTCGCTCAAGCCCGACAGCATTGGGGTTACGAAGGTGAATATAGAAGAGATCTATCAATCGCAAAAAGGAGAGATCAATTGAACATGAAGACCGCATTCTACAGAGCGGCTGCTCACATTGAGCAGAATCCGAGGAGCTACAGCTTCTTCAACAGTCGCATACCGGGCGACGGTCGCGGCGAGCAGGGCTGTATGGTCGGCTGGGCGGCACATTTCGCCGGGGAGCCGGTCGGGGAATACGTGGACATAGGCCGTGGAGCAGAGGGCGCGGGCGGGCACTTCACCCGGCTGCTGGACTTCGCTCACAACAGGGGAAACGAGTTCCTGGGCTGCTGCAACGATCCTCGCGCGGCTGCCAAGACCCTGCGCGGCTACGCGAAGGAGGCCTTTAAGGACCAGGAGCTTGAGGACCCCACGCTGCTGCCTCCGCCGGGGTTCTGGGAGAAGCTGCTGTGCCGGGACGTGCTGCCTGAGCGAGTGACCGTGCGGCGCGGGGAGCAGCGGCTACTGGAGGCAGCGTGACCCTGCCGTTTGAGGAGGTGACCAAGCTGGCCCGAGCGGTCGAACTCCTGGAAAAGCGACACATCCGCGGAGCTTATGGCGTGGACAAGGGCGGCGAAGACTTAGAGGAGAGCGAGTGTATTATCTCCCCTGAGCTGGGTGTGGGCTTCTGCGGGGTGGGAGCGCTGCGAGCTGCGGGCGTGAAACAGGCGACCCTGGAGGCGTTCAGTGGGTACCTGATAGAGCGCAGCCGAGCCATCCGGCTGCATCACCGCTTTCTGCCGGGCGAGAAGGTGATGGGTGACGAGGCCGAAAGCATCATCATCGACACGAACGACGACATGCCGAATGGTCCCAAGCTGATTCGCAAGTACATGCGGGACTTCATTCATGCTAACTGTTGAGCTGAGGGTCAATGGCAGTCTAATCACTGCCATTGACATTGTGAACCGCACTCCGGGCACGCTGGCGGAGGACGAGTACTCCTGGAGGTGCGTACGGTTCCCGCTGCGTCAGACCGAATCTGCCGTGGTGCAGAGCGGTACGGTAAAACACGTCCGAAGCGAGGGGGCGGAGGTACTGGTGAAAAAGATTCTAGAAGGACTCCCAATGCTATGACATAGTTAGCATAGGAGACGAGCATGGACCGAGGTGAGCGACGCTACCGAGAGCGGAAGGCTCGGATTCGACTGGATAGGGAAATCTGGGAGATCTACGGACCGATGAATTACGAGCGTATGGTGCGTATGAGGAAGTGGGGGACGTGGTGGATGCGGAACCCCAACTGGTGGAACCGGATGATGACCACCAAACCTGCGAGAGCAGAAACACGAGGGATGCTACACAGGCTCGAAGAAGAGGGGTATCCGGACTACAAGAAGCCTGAACACTACTTTTGGTGATCAAAAATATGACATCTAAAACAAGGTCACCAGTATAGTCGTAGGTGGAGTGATTGTTTGTGTTTTTGTGTGTGTAAAGTCATCCGGGGGGAGGTCTTTTTTACATAATGTTCCCAGCTGGCTGGCAACGAACTTAACATAATAATCCTGCACTTAACAATAAAAAGGCAGGCTAGTTGCCTAGCCTGCCTTGCTGCCCTAGCAGCTAGTTATTGCGGTGCAACCAGCGTTGCTACACCGTGCCGCAAAAACCAGCTTAACCAGCCCTGTGGTTTTTCTGCAACACCACTTTTTGGCAGGCTAGGCGGGGTTGCCTTGCAAGTAGCAAGGTACGCGGCGGCTGGCTGGCCGTTGTGCTGTAACAGCACCGCGTACCAGTTAGCACGCGCCCCCCTAAAGTTGCACCCTTGCTTTACCTGCAAGTGCAGTATTGCTGCCGCCGGTGCCGTAGTGCCACCCGCACCCATTACTGCCGCCGGTGCCGTTGCTGTTTTGTTAGTACCCTTTGCCATGTGTAGCTACCTTGTAAACATACGCGGCTGTATTGCCGCACTAGTAGGTTGCGCCATATAAGCAAGCATAGGTGGCCTATTTAACATAATTGGACAATTTATTTTTCCCCCATCTTGGCACGTCTTATGCATGGGCAAGTCTTGTGCCATGTGCCATATTATTTTGGTCCTGGCAAGTCTTGTGCCACTTGCCATAATGCAGTCCCTGCTCCGGCAGTCATCTGGTCCTGGATTATGTTAACTCCCTCGGAGTCCGAGTTCCCCTCGGACTCGGATTAGTGAGCTAGATCGGAATCGTCGGAGTCAGAACTCTGAGTCTGACCGAGGTCGGAGTCAGACCGATGACGATCTGATATCTGATATCGGACTCCTTGGATTTCCCATTCTCCTCTTCTATGGACTGATGGGGGTCGAGCTTAGGATTGCAAGTTCTATTTGGTCCACCCTCCGGACGCTCGACAGCGTCTGTTACCGATGTTACCGATGTTACCGACCCAAACCCACTCTATACAAAATCAAATGTTATCTTGTGCGTATGTATGTCTTTTATTCGGTAACATCGGTAACAAAGCTCTAAGTGCTTGATTTGTAAGCACTTAGAGCGTTACCGAATTGGGTAACATTCGGTAACGACGGTAACACGTTACCGTCGGCTCAGTTACACTTCACCTCGGCCCACACCACGGGATCCATGAACAAATCCCGCTCCACCTTACCCTTCTCTCCCTTCGGGGCGTCAAGGTCGAGCATCTGCACACTACGGTCAAACTCAATCCACTCAGCTTCCCCGTAGTCCTCCCCTGCCTTCCCACTTTTAACCCACAGGCTCCACCACTCGCCCCACATGTTTCGGCCAGTGACTATCAGCCCTTCCTCATTCCCCTCAAGCTCACGCACAGGGCCACGGGGTTCGCCCTCACCACGCTTCATGAGCTTGCGGAACACCCTGCTAATCGTAAGCACCACCTCAGCAGGCCGTCGCTTCGTGGTACCGGCAATCAGCATCTGCAGAATCTCCTTGCCACCTTGGTCACTCCGGTTAATGAACGACTGAACGTTCTGCACTTCGGGCACCAAGTCCCCAACAGACCACAGCAGCATCGTAGCGTCGCTGTCCTTTTTGAACTCTCGTTCAAACGCAATGGTCGTATCCATTAGCGTCTGCATCTTCTCCTTCAAGTCCTCAGTACTGGTAGTCATTTCACCACCTCCAATTCACCGGTAAAGATCACGTAGCCCTCAGGCCACTGGTCGGGATCGTACGTACCTTCCTCCATCCGTACGCTATAACCTCCCCCACTTACCCGACGCATCACCGCGCCCTCCATGCCGCTCGCGTTGCGTACCCATGTGCCCACAGGTATGCCGTCAGTCGTGGGCTCCTGGGGCATCGGGAACAGCTCCATAACCGCATCGGCAGCATCCAAGTAACCCTTGGCCGTGCGGTGGTCCAGACGCCGCGCTTGCAGG